TTCTGTCATGCTAAATCCTTTCGGAAATAGCGCCGGATTTGAGGTCTGGTGCCAGCTAGAACATCGGAAAATGTGGCTCACTTTGATCAAGGAGCATCATGCACAGACTTGCCGCCTTCATCCTCTGCGTCGCCCTTCTGCTGTTGTTTTTACCACTTCCCGCGCTCGCTAGCCGGCGCCCGCACTCGCGGGCTTTTTTTCCTCCGCATCAGTATTGGTGGAGCTTCCTAGCTATCGGAAAGTATCGCCGTGCCACTGCATTCCGCAGACATATGCTTGTCTGCGGATATTCACGGATAGGCAATGATGACGGCAAATTTACTACTCGCGTATTTGATCGGCGTGCCAGTGTGGTTTCTGGTCGTCGTCGGCTGGTGCGCGCTGATGCTTCGCTATGACAATAGATTGGACTTCGCCCTTGCAGATTGCCAGGCGATAATTCTCAAATTTGGCTGCGCCGGTAGCTTCTTGTGGCCATTTGTTGCGCCAGTCTCCGCTTCAATATTGTTCTTGATGTGGTGGTCATTCTATTGTGCTGAGGCCAAAAGTAAAGATGCCGGAATAAGCAAGGAAGTAAGCAATGGTCGCTCCTAACAAGAAGCAAGGTCTCTTTGAGAGGGCCACGCAGACGGCGGCAAGTTGGGAGAAGACCAACGACAAAAGCAAACAAATCCACGAATACGACTATGCCTGGGATGGTGTAACCGTCTCCATGATGCTTGGGACGGGCAAGCGATATGCGCGGTCCCGATTCCAGATTTATGAAAAATGGCATTACATGGCTGGTGACGCCATTATTGCCAGCGCATTGCGCCTGCATGTAACCCAGGCGCTTGGCGGACATGAGACTACCGGCGATGTCGTATTTATCGAGCCTAGCGCCGATACTAATGGTAAGGCCGGTACCAAGATGAACGCCATCGTGGAGGAGTTGCAGCGGTCGCTAGGGCCGATCTTCAATCGCATTGCGGCCCCAGTCGCGTTTAAAGCTGCCGAGTTTGGTGATGCATACGGCCGCGTGTACAGCAAGCCAGGTGTTGGTGTAGTTGATGTGTACACCGATGAGCTGGTATTTCCACCGCTGGTTCAACCGTATGAGCAGGCGAATAGCACGGTTGGTTTTGTCGTCTCTACTGGCGAGAGATTCAATGAACGTCTGACCGTCAAGCAGATGGCGCGGATGAAAATGCCTCGCATGCTGTACACAGCGCAAATGCGCGTGCTAGAGAAGGCCGCACGGATCGCATTGAAAGAGGATGACATTGACCAGTTGCCGATCATGCCGTCTCTGGTGGGTGGCTCCTTCCTGGATTCTGCCGAAGAGCCTTACGACAACATGAGCTTCGCCTTACAAGGTGTTGTCGGTCAGCGTGTAATGTCATCCATTGATGAAAATCTGCTTGGCGTCAACATGGACGGCATGACGGAAGATCAGCGCAAAAAGACCATGAGCGGCATCAAAAACATGCTGACCAGTTCCAAGAAGCGGACTGAGGAGGCGGTGAAGGCCGGCAAGCCAGTGCTGGAGAGATTCTGGCACGTCATGCCCACCAACGCCGAAAAGCAGGTAACCAGTGTCAGCAGCTTGCGCGGAGGCGAGGGCGGCAATGGTAACTATTCAACTGAAGATATTTTCCTGCACGCACGGATGTTGGCCGGCGCGCTGGGAATCGATCTGACGATGCTTGGCTTTGCGGATCAGTTGTCTGGTGGTTTGGGGGACGGGGGCTTCTTTCGTGTCTCAGCGCAAGCGGCGGAACGTAGCCGCATCATTCGAGGGGCGCTGACGGATTTCTTTCACTGGATCGTGGATATTCACACGCTAAACAAGTACGGATATGTGTTTGATCCAGGCAGTAGGCCGTATAAGGTCAACTTCTATGGATCTATCAGTGCGCTCGAATCTGAACAGCAACACACCAGAGAAACGGCCAATAACGCAGCCTTGGCTACGCTTGGCGTGCTTGAGCAGCTGAAGAACTTAGGTATGAAAAAGAAAATGAATCAACATTTTCTGGCGAACTCTATGGCTCTTGATAACGATACGGCAGACCTCTATGCAGATGGAATTGAGCAAGCAAGATCTTCTGCATCAGGTTCAGATGATGACCAGAACGGCGGTTGGGGAAATAAGGCGTTGATGGACCATGAAAATGATGAGGAATAAATAAGATGGGAAGCTCTACAGGCGTCATTACCTACAACGTGAATGATCGCGGCCGTCGTTTCCGTGGCGTTGACCGTAACTTGGATAACCCCGCTCTGGCACGCTTGATCAATGGCGGAGAAATACAAGAGCGTGTGAAAAAGGGGGACATGATCGGCTATTACGGCCACTGGCCACGCGTCAAATTCGGCATGAATCCAACTGAGGGTGGCATCGTGGATGGCAAACAAGTAGCACTTGAGCCGGCTATCCGCACCACGCTGCTGCGCGCTAAGGCTGACGGTACGATAGAGCACGAATCAGAATTTCTTGATACGCCCTCTGGAAAGCTCGCAGAGCGCCTATTTAAATCGAAAGCCGGCGGCTTCAGCTCCGCTATCGACTCCAAGCGTTGCGGAGATATTTCGATGCCGTTCGCCTTCTATGGCTTCGATTACGTCCTGGAGCCAAACTACTCGACCAATCGCGGCTATGAGGTGGCTCTAGACAGCGTAAATGGCGAGCGGAATTTTGCGCTGTTGGACAGCGCTGAGTGTATGCAAATGTTTGATGCAGTGAATCAAATGTATGACCGTCTGCAAGGTGAGTACGAGCAACAGGCCGTGGTGCTACATCAATTGCACGAGGAGAATGAAGAAATGCTTTCGATGCTTGCCAGTGGTTGTGGAAAACGAGAAAGATCGTTTGACTCGATAGCTCCTGCCGCCATTCATTTGGGCGATGCGGGTCGCCTTGCTGGCGCGGACCGCTTTCTGTCTTTATCCCTGGTGGAGACCGACGCCGAACCAGAATCGGAAGAGCGCAAGGCCGATTCGGCTGGACGAGGCTTAATTTCTCGCATGTTCAACGTTGGCCGAAAGTAAACCATGGCTACTCTCAAGTCAGATGAACATGGTTTTCTCACTGGCACGCCGATTTCAATTGGTACAAGCGAGTTCGCAAGGTCAATAGCATTGTGGCAGGATATCCGCAATGATACAGCCGCAATACGCCAGGCAATTTCGCGTCAGGCCGCTATTGTAAAGACGCATCAGACGGGGCAGCAGGCATCAAATTCTGCCGTGTTCAAGGCAAAGCGTAGCGGCCCAGCAGTTCTTCCGCAAAGGAATGACCGTGGGCAGTTCGTTAAGGCAGCATCCCCATCCAGCAGTAATAAACGCGAAATGCAGGCGATGGCAAATATCGCCGTTGCGGCGGTGAATGCTGCGACCCCTTCGCGCAAAAAAAGAGATGTTTCTGCGCAACTGCGCGGGCCGGGCGGTCGCTTTCTTACTTCTTCCGAGAAAGAGGCCATCGCCAATGGCTCGTTAAGTCCTTCCGATCTTGGAAGTTCGGGCGTGTCGCGAGGTAAGTTTGGAAAAGATGATGATGGTCGAGCTAAATCGTACTACAACAACACCAAGGATGTGACTAAGGGTGTCGTCGGGGTGGCTGGGCATCTAACCGAGGGACTCGATCCTACTGTGGCTGCATCTAGAGAAGTGATTGGCTTGGTTGCTCCAGTGTTTGGCTTGGGAGAGAAACTGGTCGGATTGGAAAAGGGAAATGTACCGTGGTATCGCAGAATTTGGGGTGAGCTGCGTGATATCAATAAGCGCGAGGAATCCAGGGGCGGCAGAGGTGGTGCTGGCATTCTCACAATGTTAGCGTCCTTTGCGGCATCGTTACTTGGGCTGCCAGGGAAGCTTGCGGGAGCAGTTCTCGGCCTCATCCCAAAGTTGTTTGGCTTTGGCGGGAAAGGTGGTGGCATTGGAGGAGGTGGTGGGCGTTTCGACGGATGGAAAAGCATGTCGAAAATGGGGCGCATGGGTAAGGTCTTGAAATTCGGAGGTCCACTGGCGGCATTACTGGCCGGCGGTGAAATTTATCAGACAGAAAACGATGAATCGCTGACACGTGAGCAGAAGACAAAAAAGAACTTTGGCTCTGTTGGCGGTGCAGTGGGTGGCGTTGTTGGTGGCGCACTTGGCACGTTACTTGACCCACTCATTGGACCCCTGGGAACCATGGGCGGTGCGGCCCTTGGTAACTGGGTTGGAGAGGCTGTAGGTAAGAAACTTGCAGACGTTGACTGGAAGGGTATTGGAGACCAAATTGTCAAAGCTTGGACTGATGTCACAGATCTGATTTCAAAAGGATGGGATGCACTGAAAAATGCCGCTGCACCCTATGTCGATAAGGCAAAGGATATAGCTGAGAACGTTATAGGAAAAGCAAAGGATGTCGTAAATACTGTCACGGCAGCGTCATCTCCAACAATCAAAGTGGCGAAAGATACCTTCGAAGTTGCAACTGATGCTGCAAAGAAAGCTGCCGACGTTGTAAGTAAGGCGAGCAAGGAGACTTATCAAGATGCGAAGGAAGTCGTATCGAAAGCCTACCAAAGCACCAAAGATTGGGTTCTGGGACAGACTTCGAAGAAATTCGAATCAGGTGGTCGTGGTGCTGGAACGATATCTACTGGCAAGGGTGATCATGGCGGCATGTCCTATGGTACCTACCAGCTTTCTTCAAAAATGGGGACTGTGCAGGATTTTCTGAAATCTTCAAAATATGGCAAGGAATTCGAGGGGCTAACTCCTGGCAGCGCAGACTTCAATGCGAAGTGGAAGCAAATAGCAGCACAAGATCCTGAATTCGGCGCAGCTCAGCACGATTTCATCAAGTCTTCGCATTTCGATCCGCAAATGGCCAAGCTTAAAAAAGCTGGCATCGATCTATCTGATCGTGGCGCAGCGGTGCAGGATGCCATTTGGTCTACTTCTGTTCAATTTGGAGGTAGATCAAGTGTCATTCAGCAAGCACTGAGTGGAAAAAACATCGCCAATATGTCTGATTCAGACATTGTTGCGGCAATTCAAGACTATAAAACTGCAAATAACGAAAAGCTTTTTAAGAAATCGTCATCAGATGTGCGAGAGAGCACTCGCGCCCGTGCAACGAATGAAAAGAATGATTTAGTGTCATTGGCAGGCGCTTATGGATCAGCACTACCAAATTTGGCAAGTGCGGCATCTCCGCAGCCACCACAGATTCCATCTAGCAATACTACACCGGTCGCTGCTGGGATAACGATTGCACAACCACCATCAGTCGCGTCGCCGCTTGCGTCTAGCGGTGGAGATGGGCGTTCTGTGACAGTTGTGCCTGCGCCAGCAGAGGCTGGACAGAATATGCATGATCGAGCAATCGCTCAGATAGCCACTGGTGGTATGGGTAACTACATGGGAGGACGAGCATGAGTGCAACGGATAATGTCATCACTGCAAACGATTTGATGGGCATGGTTACGCACAATCTGAACACCCCGCCTAATGGATATTTAGGATCGGATTACGGGGTTGATATTAAGCAGCTTTTACAAAACCCGTCGAGCGCAGTGATAAACAGTGATGCGGTGATCGACAAAATTGTATCTGACGTACCGATCCTAAGTGCACTTCCAGATGGCTCCGTCTCTCTGTACATGCAAACTAAGGCGGGAACTATTGACCAGCAAACTTTGGTAATTTCAGTTGCTGGATCAAATATGGCAATAGGCAATATTGGCAACACTACGAGCTAACCGATGCTACTCAAATCTGATTTTCAGGCGGCTATCGCCAATTCAATTACCAATTACCCTACGGCGGCGCAGTTTTATCAAGCGCAAGATCCGCGCTTACTGTCTCAGCTCGATGCGATTGCAACAATGTTCGCGATGCTTTCGGCTGAGATTGATACAGCCGCAATGGAGCCATTTACTAAGTCCCGTGATATCACTGTACTAGCTGATGCTTCTATCAAGGGAGTGATTCCATGGGGGTACTCATCGCGGGCTCAGGTGTCGGTAGTCAATGCAGATACTGTCAATGCATTGCCTATCTTGACCGGTCGAACCATTTATGACGCAGTGGGGAATCCCTACATAGTTGATACCGGTGCGACCATTGCAGCGGGCGGAACTGGCGTGATCAACGTGACGCAGTATTCGGTGGTTAGCTTTACGAATACGTGCTCTGCATCCGTTCCGTTTTATCAGATAGCTATTCCAGCAATGCCGGCGGGACAATACCTCGCCGGAATATCAATGGTGGACGCGAACGGAAACACATACGCATACGCGCCGGATTTTGTGAATGTGGCAGTCGGTGCCTACAGTTACCATATTGAAGGTGATGAGACCGGCGCGTTGAATATCACCCTCGGCGTTTCTGGTGTCGCTGGTTACCAGCCTGTTGCTGGCGACGTGTTCACGGTAACGTACCAGAGCACAATGGGAGGGCCGCTGGCCCTGACTGTAGGATCGCCGTTTGCCTTGCAATACACTTACACATCGACAGAGCGAAGCGCGACGTTTTCTTTGTCATCGATCTTGACAGCTGGCTCAGCGCCAATGGATACCGCCACGCTTCGGTCTGTGTGCAGTTTTCCATCGATCTATGATACAAACGCTGTTTATCTAGGAAATTTCGATTTCCTACTGAGGAGAAATCTTGGTGCATTTCAGTTCTTGAGCGTCTGGAATGAGGCAGTGGAAGAGTCGGTTCGTGGCGCTAGTGTGAATAACATAAATTGTTTGTTCATCGCAGCCCAACAATCAGGTGTAACTACGGCAACGCTGCAAAGTCAGATTTCTGCATTGATCGCAGCAGCAGATGACTCATATACGCCGATATTTAAAGCTGTCACCCCTGTTTTTATTCCACTAACAGTCGCCGCGCAAGTATCTTCCAGTTACGACTTTTCGGCTGTTGAAAGTGAAATCAGTCAGTTAATCACAAAGAATTACGGGCCAACCTCAGCTTTCGCTCAGCGCGGACAGAGCATGCCTTTGTATAAAGATGTGTGGAATCTTCTTTACAACAATGTGCCTGCATTGCAGGCAACCTATGCAGACTTTCAGGTCACCATTGCAAGCCCTACTGCAACCCTGCTGCCGGAGCAGTGGCGGTATGTTGACTTGACCAGCTTGACCATTACGGTTACCCAGGCCACCTTCCAGAATGGAGGGTGGGCACAATGACGACGAGTGGATTGGTTCCGCTTCAGAACAGCTGGGCGAATAATTCGCTTGAGTCTGACCTGAAGCAACTTACGGTTGATTTGTACACTAACAACCTGAAGGCATCTGCGGATGCAATTAACGTCTATGGCGCGCCGTATCTTGGCACGGCCGACTTGGTGAAAAAGTTCATTCAGCAAGATGGTTTGACGATCATCAACACAGACAACGATACCGATCAGATGTATGTGTTCAAGGCGTGGCGATATCGCAACCCACGGCGTGGGCTGCACTTTGCACGACTGTATTTGCAAACGCTATACCCAAATAACTTCACAATTGATCAGCTGTGGCAGAAGACCTCTGCCCCATACCCAACAAGCCTAGCCACGACCAATGACATGGCTGACTATGGCTACAATCCGGCAAGTTATTGGCGAACAAGTCGTGTTCGGGTCGATCTGACGACGACGGCGAATGTGCCTGTGCAGATTCTCACATCGCTTCGCACTACTTTGGCCGCACGATTCGTTCTAGAATTGCGCGTCAAGGCAAGTATGGCCACAGAGACTGGAACAGCGACTGTGATGACGGCATGCCAAATTGTCCGCACAGTGAGTAACGCTGCTCCCGGCGTTCCAATGGGAAGTGAGTCGATAAGAATGTCTCCTCTGTATATGGGGGCGGCAAACGTTGCATATCTCGCCGGGCAGCGCTAACGCATTTCGGAAAGTACCAAAAAGAGAGGGGTGTTTCGCTCCATAGAATCGGTGTCATCAGCTAACCCGGCCTTATGGCACGCGAATGACGACACCGATTATTTTTAACCCGACGATTACCACGGCGGGGCAGGCCGCAGCGGTCAGTGCTGCAAACAATGGCTTGCAGCTGTCAATTACCGCCATCTCTTTTGGTACGGGTAACTACGCACCTACTAACCTTGCGCAATCAGCGCTGGTCAATCAAGTTGCATCCATTACGATTGGTGCTGGCGCATTGGTCAATCCAAATCAAATTCGGATGTCCGCAGTATGGTCTGACAACACTTCAAACTGCGCAATTTATGAAGTTGCGTTCTGGGCAGGAACAACGCTTTTCGCGGTTTGGTCTGCCGGCGGCGGTACCAATAGCCCGCTGGGCTACAAGACGCCTGGTGTTAATTTCGTTTTATTCAATGATCTTTACTTCAGTCAGTTGCCTGCTGGCTCCGTCACTGTTCAAGTTGATGGTGGTCAGTCTGCATTTTTGACGGCGCTGACAGGACATGAAGTCGCAAGCAATGCGCATCCGCAATATCAGCTAATCGCTGACATGATTGATGCGGAGAAGAATGTTTGGTGCGGGCTTGCTGGCGGAACTGCTAATAATCTGATTTTGGCGCTTCCAGCAACTCAGACGGCTGTGACTCAATACGGAGGTGGGCAGCGATTCGTATTCAAAGCAGCTTTTACCAATACTAGCGGTACTGTGACCGCGCAGGTATTGCTTCCAAGTGGAACCCTTTTAGCAGCTCAAGCTGTTACTAAAACAGGTACCACATTACTGAATCCTGGTGACATCACTCAGTACGCTCTTTACGAGCTTTTCTACGATGGAATCAATGGCGCAGCCTTCCAGATTTCTGGCGGGGCCGGAGGAAGTGCAGCCCGAACTGTAACTGAGTATACGATTAGTGCAGCTCAGGCCGCAACGAATAAGACTGCCATATTATCGTTGCCAGCATCGTATACGCAGGGATTGGTTGATGTCTTCTCTCAGGGGCGAGATCTCTCATACGCCGATTACACCGCAGCGGATGGTGCGACTGTTCAATTTCCGATTGGCACCTTTAATGGCGGCGAGTCAATTCGTATCGTGTCGTGGTCAGCCTTTAACGTAGCTAATGCGACTAGCTTTCGCACAGTGGCTGAAGCGACCTTGACTGCTGGTCAGGCATCAATCCCTTGGAACTATACGCCCGGCATGATTGATGTTCGAATCAATGGCAGCGACTTGTCTTTGACGGACTATACGGCAACTGACGGCGCGACGATTTATTTCACCAATCCGACTCTCATCAATGCAAGTGATCTGTTGCAAGTTGCGAGTTACAAGCCATATGCAGTGGCCAATGCGTTACCTTTCACTGGAGGAACACTGCTCGGTCCATTGATCTTGGCAGCAGATCCGACCGTTGCTCTTGGTGCTGCAACAAAAGAATACGTTGATGCGGTTGCAATGCCTCCTGGAACAATATTGGAATCTGCCGCAATAGCAGCACCGGCTGGATATTTGGCATGCCCAACAGCACAGACGAATATTTCGCGTGCAACGTACCCAAACCTTTTCGCTGCATTGACTATTCAGACGGTTGGGACATACGCGAGTGGGGCCACGTCGATCTCAGCTGTCGGTTCGACTGTCAATATGGCAGTTGGGTATCCGATTAGCGGCCCGGGAATTCCTGCGGGAGCGACGATCACAGCTATCGGCAGTGGAACGTTGACGATTTCTCTGGCAACGACCGCTGTTGGCACTGGAGCTGCAATCGTTGTTGCGCCCTGGGGGGTTGGAGATGGAAGTACAACATTCGGCATGCCATGGTTCCCAGCGAACTATGCTAGTTTGCAATCCAGTGCAAATTTGGGCTCACAGTCTGTCGGTTCAGTCATCTCTCATCAACATCAACTTGGTGGTCAAACGATTTATACGGGTGGCGGTTCGAGTTTCGCAATTTCGACCGGCACTGGATACCAGACATCGCTTACCGGAGGGAGTGCCAACTTGGCAGCCGGTGTGTTCGTCAACCGATTCGTAAAGTACTAATTCTATTTAGCTAATGACAACGGAGTTAGTAGAAATCGTTGTTGTCCATGCTTTGATTGATTTTAATTTGAAGATTTTAAATGACTCAGACACTACAACTTGCGCAAATGGATGCCGCTGATTTGGTTCAATCGGCCTTCCGTAATAAGTTGATCAACGGTGATATGAAAATTGATCAGCGCCTTTCAGGCGCGGCAATCACGCTAGCTTCTTCCGGCTATACCATCGATATGTGGAAGCTGAACATGACGCAGGCTAGCAAGCTTACTGCTCAGCAAAATGCCGGGAGTGTAGCGCCGCCAAATGGTTTTCAGTCATATTTTGGGATAACGACCGCAGCGGCCTATGCCGTTACTGCATCTGATCAATTTACGTTGGCACATCCTATTGAGGCGAATAACATTGCTGGGTGGGCGTGGGGAACCGCGAAAGCGCAGGGTGTATCGCTTCAATTTCAGATTTATTCCTCCCTGACTGGAACGTTTTCTGGTGCCATTACGAATATGGCTGGTACAAGAAGCTACCCGTTTACTTTCATTGTTCCGACTGCGAACACATGGACAACCATAAATATCAGCAATATTCCTGGTGATATCGGTGGAGCATGGGTATTGAGCGGAGCTGCTGGCGGCCTACAACTTCAACTTAATCTTGGTGCTGGCGCGAATTTCCAGGGGGTTGCTGGTGCTTGGTCTACGGGAAATTTCACTAGCGTTGCAGGTTCAGTAAATATCGTTGGTACTGCTGGCGCTACGTTATATGTAACAGGCGTTCAGCTTGAGAATGGGGGGGCTTGTTCCCCATATGAGCTTTTACCTATTGGCTTGGAATTGGTGCTTTGCCAGCGACATTTTGAGCCAAACGTCCGAGCTTTATTCTGTGGCAATACATCTGCGAGCACTTCTTATGCTGCGTTGGCAACGTTCAAGGTACCAAAGAGGATTGCTCCAACTCCTGGCTCATTAACCGTATCGGCAGTAGGTAACTCTGCATCTTGGAGCGCTGCGTCTTCGATTTTTGTTGATACGTCGAATCTCATGGTTTCATCAACCGCAGGGGCGGCAGTAAGTGGTGGTGGATATTACGTAACGACTTCAGTTGACGCCGGAATTTAAGGTAAGAATATGACAAAAGCAGCGCAGCGTGCGAGTGGAATGGTGCCAATGGTTCCTGGCATTGCGACGGGTTTAAAGAATGTGGCAGCATCGCCAATTTCTCTGACAGGAACCACTTCTTCAACTACGGCAATTACGGCGGCAAGTGTAACCGCTGGATACGTTGCAAATGGCGCGTACATCACCGGTTCTGGCATTCCTGCTGGAACGTATTTGAGTGGTGTCGCGGGGGCCGCGCTGACCTTATCAGCGGCGGCCACAGCGTCTGCATCTGGCGTGGCTTTGACGATCTTCCCTCTGAATACCCGTATTACAACTGCCAATACTTTGGTTGTTGCAGATGCGTATGGAAATGCAAATCTACTTCAAAATGTGAATGCCTCGGCAAGCATCAATAATTCTGGTGCGGGCGGGTTAGATACGGGGGTGGTCGCGGCTTCTACGTGGTACTACGAATACATCATTTGGGGCATTGCGCTTGGGGTTAGTAAGGTATTTTCTCTCTCTGCTGTTGCTCCAAATTTACCAGCAGGGTACACGATGTATGCATGGGTCGGCGCTGCGCGTACTGATGCAAACAAAATTTTACTGTACACATTAAAAACTGGTCGAAAGAATCAGTATATCTGTATGGTTGGATCAAATGTGGCGGCACTTCCACTGATGTCGTCCGGAGCAGTCGGTGCCCCAGATACCCCTACATACTTAGCAGTTTCAGTGAGTTCATTTGTTCCTCCAACTGCAACTGAAATTGACTTAGTAATGAAGACGGGAAATACAAGCGCACATGCAATTTGCGCGCCAAATAATTCATATGGAAATGCTACCTCAGTAGCAAATACGCCGCCCATGGCTGTCTGCATATCTTCATATGGGTTAGCGCCAATCACAATGCGTAATTCAATGATTTTGGAAAGCGCAAATATATATTATGCCAATTCAGATTCAAGTAATGGCGTGCTCGTATGTGCGGGATGGACAGATAATTTATAAGGGCTGATATGGGATATGCAATCAACACAACTGCGCCAAGCTTGCGCGCAGTTGATTCTGCGGATGATCTTTTAGCAGGAGAGGTGTATCAAGATCAAATTCCAACACCTTGGCCGCCACTACCTGATTTAACTACCGCAATTGCCGCACAAATAGCTGAAATTGATGCTGATTGCCAAGCTACGATTTACGCGGGATTTACATCGTCTGCACTAGGGGAGGCGTATTCATATCCTGCAAAAACAAAAGATCAGCAGAACCTTACGGCTTCAGTGCTTGATTCAGTGATGCCTGGAATCTCTGCAACTTGGACTACTCCCTTTTGGTGCGAGAGTGCGGCTGGTGAATGGGCCTACGTTCTACATACGGCCGCTCAAATTCAACAGGTTGGGCAAGATGGGAAGGTATCTATCCTTGCTTGCATGGCGAAGAAGCAGGCACTGGAGGCGAGTATCAACGCATTGGCCACCCAGGATGGCGCTACTGCTGCTGATGCGCAGGCAATTGTTTGGGTTTATCCATGAACGCGCTGAAGCGTTACTTGATCAATATATTGATCCTGTTGGATTTAGCGACCAATTCGATTGTACTTTTTGGAAGCCCGGAAGAAACAATCAGCAGTAGGTCCGCGAAGGCGCGCAATGCAGGAAAACGTTGGGGTTGTGTGCTGTGTCGTTTTCTCGATTGGTGCCAGCCAAACCATTGTAATTTGGCCCTCATGCCGGCGTCTGCTGGCGATGACGCAATAATTCCAGATGATAAGGTTTCGCAATGAGTAAAGACGGCATGCTGATGCCGGTAAAGATGGCGCTCTCTAAATACATGACCAATTGGTATTCTGGACTGTATGCCAGCACGCCTTCTCTCGATGAGTTCGTGGCGAGAGGCATTAGTCGTTCGATTATGTACGTGCCAGGACGAATGCTTGACGATGCGGAAAAAATGCTGGAGTTATACCGCAAGGCAAGTATGGGACTGACCGGTGCAAATTCGCTTTTTCCAATCGTTTTGATCGCTATGGCTAAAGAGTGGGTGCCTGTAGCGGAAGCGTTCGGCCACCAGGTCGGAGACCGTCAAATGGTAGCGCTAGTGGATGATCCCAATGCCAGCGTGTATGGGTATCGTCAGTCGATGGGCGAAGTCCGAACTCAGGCAGCCATCTTTGCATCGGATGAGCCGACAGCTAAGGCATTGGCTGCGCAGTTGTCGCTGTTTATCGGGGCCATCGGCAATCGACGCTTTACTGCTAATTTCACGTGGGGTCAGTATCAGCTTCCGATGCCGGTTATGGTCGATAGTCCTCAAGTATCGTGGCTTTCGGTGGCGACGGGTGAGCCAAATCTTACTGTGCTGGCTGGTGATATCCAGCTGAATGCAACCTTTCCGTTTCTCGATGCGCCAGCTCCAGGAGAGGCCAACGACGGAACAACGAATGTGCCTCCTGGCTATCCAGTGATTGGTGGTATTAATATTTCCGGTGTCGTCGCGCCGATCAACCCAGTGGTGCCATTGCAGTGAACGTATTTCTCGCAGCCAATCAGCAGCAGATGCTGCGCGGCGACCTAATTATAAGGCTGGTGCAGCGCTCTGATCTTGCGCCGGTTCCTCGCACCGTGGAATTGTCGGTGCAGATCGCTGATGGACTCGATGCCAAGCTGATCGAGGGCGCAAGCTTTTGGACTGGCCGCGAGAATCTGGAATATCAAATTATCAAAGTGGTGAAACACCAGGCCTCTGCGTTTGTTCAAGGAAGCCGGCAGATGGCGGCGATGACTGCCTACGCCTATCTGGCTAGCTGTGTGCAGATAGGTTACCGCCGTCCGAATGCCGTGATTATGGAGGGGGCTACCTTCGGGCAGGCTTTCCGAGCCTGCGGAGCAACGGCGCAAATTGGCAATGATTTTCCCGTGGCGCGGTTCTCATGCCTCAAGGGACAAATTCCAAGCTTTGAGCTTGCACGCGCGTTGCAGGAGGAGTGCGGTTGTCTTGTCGTGAAAAATGGTCAGTTGATGATTACGCGGCTGACAGAGCTATTTAATCAAACGCCAGTGGCAGCAATGGCAGACACTGATACCGGCCAAAACAGTGAATTTATGGAGCGGCATGAGATTCCGTCTTTCTACACCATCAGTGACGCCGGACAGTTTGTTGGCGGGAATCTCAATGACGTGCGTGCGGTGTCGTTTGTTCCATGGCAGGATCAGCGCACGCTTTGGAATCTCTCCAGAGTTCTTGTGCAAAGGAAGAAAATACCTTCCTCTTTAGCTTCGGATCTTTCTGCCGGCGATTTAATCACAGTTGGCAGCATCAATCACGCCATCATTACGGTCGTCAATGACTTTCGACAAGATGGCGGTAAAACCATGTCGGATTCGACTATTTACGCTGGAGTGCTTAGTACATGAGTCCGTGCCCAGCATTTATTGCTTCGTATGATGATCAGCGGCGCACAGTACGTGTGAGTATTCCTGGGCTGACCGATGGCGCGGCCTTGCTGCCCGAGGCACAAATTTGTTACTCCATTGGGGACGACTACAATTTCACCGAAATCCAGATTAATGAAGGCATTCCTGTTTGGGTTGATTTCATTGGTGGCGACCCACGGTACCCACTTGTAACAGGGTGGCGCGCACCACAATCCGGAAACGCCAACGGATGGCGTAAATGGCAGCATGCGAATATTGCAGCTATTGCAGCGCAGGTATTGGAGCTTGTCGCCGGATCGGAAATGACACTGACGGTTGGGGGAACTGTGGTTACTCTGGTTGATGGAAAAGCTACGATACAGGCAACGGATACCGAGATTACTGGAAATGTAGTGGTTGATGGAACGCTCACATCCAAGGGGGCCTTCACCTTTGAATCGGGAATGGAGGGATCTGGAGGTGAGGGAGGCGGCGCGGCAATGACCATTAACGGTAATACGGCGTTTGAAGGCTCAGTAACGGCCAACGGCAAGAATATTGATGATTCACATCGGCACACATCAGAAGCGCCGGGGACTCCGACATCGGATGTGATTTAAGGACTTAACATGACACAAGAGCTAGCTTTTAATTCGCTGGATAACGGTACTGCTGAGAAGTATTTGAAGCAAAAATTCGCTCAGCACGGCGAAGACGAAATTGAGGCAGATGCAACCGGCGGCGCTAGGCGCACTTCGGGCGTTAGCTATCGCCCAATTAAATGCACATTTGCAGATGGCCAGGTTGTCGAACTGCTCGTTACAACGACCGGTGACATATTCGCGGTCAAGCTGAACGGGAAATCGCTTCCAGTTCGAGCTCAGGAAAGTGAAGATGAAGCGATTGCTGAAATCGTCAAGGCAATGGATAGCGGCCGTCAGCGCTTTCAACAGCAATTGACTCGTCAGAAAGTGCAATTGCCAGCATCCATTCGTACCCCAGTTCCAAAAATGGAAATCTTGTTGCAGCAGAAGCATGCTGAGCTAGATAAGCAGATCACTGAAGTGAAGATGAAACGTGACGAGCTTAAGAGTGAGCTTGATACTCTTCCATTGCTTGATGATGCTTATCAAGCCGACCCAAATTTCTTTACCCCTGATCAAGGCGACCACGTTGAAAGTAAGGTATTGGTTGAGCGTGATAATGAGGTGGCAGATGCCGATCAGCAGCAGCGCAATGACGGCGGTAGCCCAGTTCCCGCGAATACTGTTGATGAGAAGTCTGAGGACGCACAGGCTCAAGCCGAGAGCGCAGGAAAATACAATGTCATCGCGCGTGAGCCGGTTCAGTCTGAGGCCGACCGCGCAATCGCCGCGAATGAGAAAGAGGCAGATGCATCGCTCAAACCGTTCACTGGTATCAACTATCCACAGGGTGATGACCTTGCAGATAATGACCAATTGCGCGTGAGCTTGTATTACTGACCATGCTAATTCAAGTCAATATTGGTGGATTCGGCGTCAAGAACGCTACTACTCTGGCTCATTACGATGAGAAGACAGGCATCTTATCCATACTGAAAGCGCCGGCATACTCATCTGTTCGTCTGCGGGATGATATTGCCTTGGTCACCAATATGAACCTTCAGGATCGGGACTTATTGCTTACCGGCCAGCAGATAACCACGTCAATCCCTCATTTCTTCGCTCGCAAGGCGCAGGGAATGCTGACGTTTTCTCCTGAGTTGAGCAGGTTTGACCCCGAGAACAAAATTCAAGTGCGTTCTATCGGTGAAGCAGGCCAGAGCTATGAAATATCCCCGGACATTACCAATGAGCAGATGTCGGTATTGGCGGCTGTCCGCTATGCAGACAGTTTTGAAACAAATAATGCCGTGGCCGACATCTGGGATGACATCAATGGATTTTCAGTCTAAGAAAATTTACTGAGTGCAAGAGAAAAGTCGTCGTTTGGAGTTAAAACTTATCCACAGTTTATGTGGAAAGACTTGTGGATAACCTGGCTGTTATTTATCTATGTCACTGATATTTAAGCAATAAGTTTGCTTGATCAAAATCTATTCTCAGTTGCCTACTGGGCTGCATCAGTCCTATCGGAAACCGCAACTTATCACCTCCTAAGCAAGGCAATAACATGACCACATGGATGATTTCGCGCGTGTTGAGTCCGCTGCCCATGATGGGGCGCTGGGCCTGAATGGATATATTGAACCAACCGATGGGCAGTTAGCCGCTGGGCGCTACCTCAAGGGACGCGTTCGCCTGCATGGCCTATTAATTGTCATTGAGAATCCGCGCAATAGCTACCGTGAAGGTGTGGATAGTGATGGCACAGCGTGGCGCACCCGCATGGCGCATCACTACGGTGAAATTTCTGGCACGGTTGGCGCAGACGGTGATGCGATAGACGTATTTATTGGGCCTTGGCCCGAGTCAGACCAGACGCATGTTGTCAACCAGCTCAATCCAGCTACCGGCCTATTCGATGAGGCCAAGGTAATGATCGGATTTAGCTGCCGCGCCGACGCTATCCAAGGCTACAAAGACAGCTATAGCAAGGACTGGAAGGGCATGGGCAGCGTTGTCTCTTGCTCCATCGGCCAGTTCAAATACTGGCTAAAGAATTGCGACACCACAAAGCCGTTCACCCTGGCCGGCTTACCAACCAATGGAACCCTCATTATGGATTCAATCCAATGGGCTGGCACTGAAGCTGCCCCCGCACCCATGGGCATGGATATGTCCGACTTACTATATAAATTGCGACAAACCGACCCTGAAGGTTTAATCCTGGACCCTATCACAATGCCTGATATTGAGGCTGATGCGGATGCTGAGTTGGTTTTGGATGCCTTGGTTGTTCAATATGGTCAGCTTCAGCGCAAAATGCAGCAGCTCCAGCGTGTGTTACAGCAGACTTCGGGTAGCGGTCCAACTGTTGATGCCATGTCGGTATCCAAGCCACTTAGAATCCGTGGCGAAATCAATGTGGTGGTGCTATTTGCGCTAACAGATGGCCAGTCCATAACTGTCTACTTTCACAGCGCAGGCAGTAGCCCGAGCAAGGTTCAGCAGTCGGACGAGTTAATCTCCTGGCGCTGGATGCTCAATAAGAAGGATGTGACGATTCTTGTTGCAAAGGAGAATGGGCAGGAACTAAACCCGCGCATTATCTCCCGGCGCATCATGACTGTAGCGGCGCGAAATTCGGCGCGATTTGCCAAAATAAATGCAGATCGCGATGAACGCCTAAGTTCAATTGAAGTGCTCAAGAAGACCGCCGAAGCAAAGGTCGCAAGCCTTAGCACATTGCAATCTGAAGTAGCTAGTCTCGCCCAACAGGTTGCAGACCATAAGGCTCAGCTTGCCGTAAAAGCATCTATGGCCACAAGCATTACGCCTCCGGCGCGATTCGTATCTGGTCCGGCCGCACCATCAGCAGCCGAGGAAAATGGCGGCGTTCCGCTAGGTGAAACTGTCTCGACCATGCCGGTCAGTACATTGCCAGCAGAAGAAGAGGCGGTGCTGATTGAGCTCGGCGCGCCGAAGTACGATATCAAAGACATTGCTAGCTATGGCAGTTATGCGGCATTTTCTGCCGATGACGGAAATCAGGATGTTTGCGATCACTTGATGCAAGTCCGCATTATCGAAGTGAGAAACGCTCTGCGTAATTTGGGCTGGGCAGGCGAGCAATATGGCAAGCTGATCAAGGAAGGTGGTGACGGTGATGTGTACACATTTTCAGTGGATACCGGCATCAGCGCCAGCAAATACAACATCACCAATTGCAATTTCCAGGTGAACGTATCTAAGCTTGGCCAGGGTTTTTCGCCGCCCGCCGGCAAGGTACCGAATGACATGAGCAAGCACGCCGATTTTATTGCCTCTCAAATCAATGTTCTTACTGAGGGGCCTGTGGTGCAACAGCAGCAGCATGCCGGAACTCAATCCCAAGAAAGCGGGGATTTACCACTACAAGCACCAGCGGAAGGCGATGCGAAGGACGAAGTGACTGAAGATGAGCCTACTCAAAGCGGTCTGTCCAGTGAGGATGCTAAGGCCATTGCCAAGACTATTGCCCAGCAACTTGGCGGCAATAAATTTGCTGCGATGACTGGAGCCAAACAGTTTGTATTCCTGCCGGAAGGCGGTCTGCAATTCGCTCTACCACGTGGTGCTAAGTCTGGCATCAATCTGGTGCAAATCATACTGAGCAATGATGAATACGATCTGCGCTGCTACAAGAAACGCGGCGTGACCTTGAACGAGGTTGCCACTATGGATGGCATCGGTGCTGATGGCTTGGCCCTGGCATTTACTGAGGCTACAGGGCTGGAAATTACGCTGGGTGAGCTTGCTAAGCCTATTGAGGCTGCGCCGGATGCCGCTGTCGATCCGATTTCCGAAGATTCCGACATTTCCAGCGGTCAGCCGGACACCAACATTATGAAGGCAGATATTGATCCTGGCATACCTGCGCATATCGATGGGCCGAAAATCAACCTGGCTGGAGAAAACGATGACCCGAATGCGCCGGCAGCGCCTGACCAGCCACCCGCCGTGTCGCCGGCACCAATGGTGACAGGTGAGCCGCTATCTCCGGCCGCCGAGCCGGAGGAGCCTGAGCCTGGCGCAGATCCAGCCGTGCCGTCAATGGATGCTCAGCTTGCGAAACAACAGGCTATCGCCGATTCCGACCCAGTGAAGCAGGATGAGGGAGGCGATGGAAGCTCTGCGCAGCGTGAAAGCGATATGGCCTATCTGAAATCAGTGATTGATAACAGCGCCGACATGATGGACCTGGCGCTGGCGGAGCAACTGACCAGAATTCATGACGACTACCAAGGCGATGCCGACATGATGGGGTTATTCAATGGCGCAGCAGAGGCCTATTCCGCTTATATGGTGGAACAGGCAAGAAGCGCGCTGGCATAAGAGATTCAACAACGATAGGAGGTGGTCATAGTCTCCATCGCGGATGAATAACCGCGTTGACCTATATTTTATGTGTCGCAATTGGCTCACTTCGGTGGGCCTTTTCTTTGCCGGAAACCCTATTAATTTTGCATGACTATCAACCCTTACGATTGACGAGATAAATACGATAGGGAAATAGACATGCAGGAAAATTTGCTTGACTCAATCGATGGATTTGGACCGATTTTTCATGGTTATTCCAACAAGCCAGAAAAAGCCATTGGGAAATTGCTAGCAGAAAAGAGTGGTGAAGTGCCTGATGCATATCGGCACCCAGAGCTAGGGGAAATCGGGTTCGTCTACGGGAACGAGCATCTTGGTCTTGCCCATATCATCCACCGTCGTGGCATGGCTTTTGTTGAGCGCATACCTGAAGTATTGCGGACAGGTCGAGTTATCCACGACAAGCAGGGGTTGAAGCGGGTTTATATCGCAACGGATGACGTTCCTGCAAAGGTTGTTGTGATTCGACTAGATTGGGATGGAACTGAGAAAACCTGGATTGTTACTAGCTACGATGATGACCGAGGGAATTTCTTAGAAGGAGCGAGGGGCATGGGGACTTCAGACAGCCATGCCAGCTTGGACTCACTGAAAGTTCCTGAATCCGCCTCGCGAATTGATAATAGCGCAAATTCGACCGGAACACCTATCGACGGCGCGGCCGGAAGTGGTGCACATCCAACACTTGAACAAGAGGATGAGGCTACTTTCTCAGCGCAATTCGATGGCGAGTCGATGGTGTTGGACCCCAAAAGCCTGGTATTGCGCCCGAACGGCCCAAGCTCAAGTGTAATCAATAGTGATCCAGGCATGCAAGCTGCGAGTGGTAATGCCCCTTCCGGCGGGGTGATGGCAACCCTGGACTCAATCGAGCCTCTGGAGCGAATTAAGCTATCTGGCCAGCTTGCCAGCGCAGTATCAGCATTGAAAGAGGCTGCTGAAGTTATGGGTCGTATCAAGGCTGCGGCCGCTGTAGCTGCCATAGTTCGCCGGCTGACCGACGTAGAAGACATCAACGAGATTTCAAATGATGGTGAAGGTGAGTTGTCTGACGATCCCAGCAGCCCGAACTATCGTTACAAGGATACGGGCTACATTGCCGACAGTCGCAAGGAGCGCGCCGCGAGTACCATCTTTCAAGCGCGTAAAACAGGGCAACGTGTGCGCACGACAGCCATCGATTTTGATGCAATCGAGCAAAATCCCCGTGAAGCAGCCGACCTGATTACCAAGTCAAACCTATTTGGTAAGACCGATTGGCAGGCTCTTCAGGACGGAGGAATGGAGCCTGCGGCCGGATTTTTGATTGATAAAATTTACACATCAATTGGTCCTGAGCCGACTGCCAGCACCCCTCAAGTTCGAAAAGACTATGCGATAGGGCTTGAGGCAATTCGTGATCGCTTGGAAGATAAATTTACCGCTGAAGCGGTAATGGACACTATAAGTGAAATCCGAGATGAGCTATCCGGGACAACGTTGAATGCTGATGAAGCCGACGCATACGCCGCATTAATGGTTGAGGCGACAAAACTGCAAAAAAGACGCCTAGAGCTGGAGCAGGAATCTGGGGAAGTTTACGACCGCGCAGAGGAGGCGCGCCGTAGGGTCGTGTCACTGGAATACGAAATCGAGAGTCGTAAAAGACGGAAGTGGACTGCGGTTGAGCAGGAGGCCGAATTGATCGCGGCTAAACAGTCGGCTGATACGCATTTCTCTGAACTTTCGAACTGGAGACGAGACTCAAATCCAGAATTGGATAAATTACGCACTGGACAATCTGAAAATCGTGAGGCCAGAGAAGTAATCTCAAGAGTATCAAAATTGCGCAATCTCACAGAAAGTCAGACAACCAGATCATGGCTAACGTTCGGGGAGCGCTTCTTCAAAATGCTGAATTATCGCCGCTCCATGGGGAGTGATAGCTTTGCCGGGCATGTAGCCAATGCGAAAAATGGAAGAGTCGCAGACTGGAGCTGGGCTGATAAGACTCGTGCAAAACAACCCAAGACAGCCACTCAACAAGAGGTTAATTTTCAACTGAAAGTCGCAGATCAATTTGTCAGGAAAGGCGGTCGAGAAATTGCCGTAAGTGGAACTAAGGCGCTAGAACAAGCTATCGGCCTGAGTGCAGTTCAGTCAGGAAACTGGGTGCTAAAAGATCCGATGAGCGCAAAATTTCACGTAGAGCAGACGGCTGGTGCAATGGCTGATCTGGCAGATGTGTTAGGCGTCGAAATGCAACACCTTGGGCTTGGTGGTCGTATTGGGTTGGCATTTGGAGCGCGCGGAACCGGGGGGAAGGGGGCTGCACGTGCTCACTATGAGCCGACACATAGAGTTGTCAATATTACCAAGATGGGCGGTGGCGGCTGCCTTGGCCACGAAGTATTTCATGCCTTCGATAATGTTCTCCATGAGCTTGTTAATGAGAAGGTCACGGGTCGCAAGGGGGATTTCGTCACAGCCAAGCCAGAACTCTTGCCTGATGGCGTGATTAAGCAAGCTGTCATTGAACTGCAAGCAGCCTTGCTCGATGGGGGCCAGAGGATTCGGCAAGTACATTCCTACAGTGATGCTGATATTGGGATGGCGAAACGCAATATCGTTGATCGAACAACCGGGATCGCCGCCGAAATTAAAAAAGCTGGCAGTGCTGCTGCCGCCGTCTTGGTAGTGGATGCATACTTTGAGAAATATAGTTCATCAAAAAAGATGAAGAAGAACTGGTACACATGGCGATTGCTGGCGGTGGCCTACTATCATGACGCAGATTTGATCGCGCCAACGGAGTCAGGAATCTATTGTGTCGGCTTACCGACTGGACCAAAGACTTCAAATTTCAAAGCGGAGGCCGTCAAGCTGGATAGCGGTGAAATTGGGAAATACTGGTCCGAGATCGAGGAGCTTGCTGCCCGCGCATTCCAAGGGTACGTTGAGGATAAATTGTCAGCAATGGATCGCCAAAATGACTACCTTAGCGTGATGGCGGATAACAAGCATTATTTCAATTTGTTGAGTAATTCTTTTGACAAACCATTCCCAGAGGGTGAAGAACGCGAACGGATTAATGCCGCCATGGATAATCTATTCGCAGCCATTCGAGAAGAAAAGGTGTTTGAAAAGGCCGCATCAAACAAGCCGCTTCTCGATTCGATATTCGGGGCGGCGGCAGACTAAAACAAGATTTCTCAGTGATATATGACCCGGCCAATCGCCGGGTTTTTTATGCTTCTTCGGTTTCGGAAAGTGCCAAAAAATAGGTACTTGCACGGCTCTTACTATGGACTGGTCAAAAAGCCCCACGTGGGTGTGACAACACCAACTCTATATAGGACGAGAAACATGCCCCGTGCAATTTACCAGCCGCAAAGCGGCGCTGAAAAAATTGAGTCGTTCTTCGACTCGCTGTACGGTGAGGCTCAACGCCAAACCGGAACGGAGTCCGCATTGGACTCGGTTGTTGTTGGTCTTAGCGCTTCTGCGTTAAAAGAGGCCGGCAACAGTGCTGGCCGATCCCTGCCGAAAGCGGTGGAGGATATTATCAACCAATTGGACGACAAAAATCGCGAACGTGTTCTTGACTCCGTACTGATCGGCATGGGCGTGTATGAGCGCGAACATGGCTCGATTCCGACGGCTGACGTAATTGAGGCCGCCTTGCAACAAGGCTTGGTGGCCGCAACCGACCGAAAAGAAGTTAACAAAAAGCAGGGCGACGGCCGGATGCTTGACGGCGTTGGCAACACCGAGCATTCCGACCCATTGGGTACTCAGCCGAATCGCGTGGTGGTTGCTATTACCAGTGCAATCGCTGAGGCATTCCCTGCGGCTACTTATCTTCCTGCCGATATTGGCTCCAACTGGGCGCGCCTTGCCATTGTTAGCCATTTGGCAGGCACAACATTTGGTGGCTACAACCAAAACGACATCATGGATGGCGTGAATGTCGGGCAGCCATTCATTTCTGCCGAACGCCTTGTGACACTGGCGAGCACGGATCAAACCAACTTTGCCGGCCAGATTTCCGGCATCACTGGCGGCAATACCCCTGTCGCAGTGCTGCGTGGTCGTACATTGGTCTACGTCAATGGATTCCCTTGCGGCATGGAGAGTGCCAATGCACCATCCAGCTCGTCTACCAGTCAGATTACTGGCTATGTGACTCTTGGCGGAGTTCAGTACAGCATGACCGGCACGGTTGCGCCTGCCACAGGCGTGGTGGCAATTGCGTTTAATACTGCATTGCCGGTTGGTACGATTGTCGCCGCCGAAGGCTTCATCGACTTCGAAAATGCGCCAAGCCTTTCTCCAGAGGTGATCACTCAGGCGGCTACCTTCAATCTGTACGCCACGCCATGGCGCGCACGCGTTCGAGAAACCATCGACGCCAAGACCCAATATGCCAATGAACTGGGCCTGGATATGGCTTCGGAAGCGCTGATTGCTGTGCGTAATCAGTTCGCCATGGAGCGTCACTACAACGTCCTGCGTAAAGCTATTCCTCTGGCGTCTAGCAATTCGCGCACCTGGGATATGGAGTTCCAGACTCAGGTTGCGCATAAGACGCGCGCCATGATGTGGCAAGACTTCCAGGCTGTCTTGGGTCAATCCGATCAGCAAATGGCCGAAGACACGATGGACCACGGCATCACGCATTTGTATGTTGGCAGGGTTGTGCAGGCGCAGTTGCTTTCAATGCCACAGGAGTTGTTTGAGCCTTCCGGCCTGGTAGCTCGACCAGGCATCTACCGCCTGGGAACGCTTTTCGGCCGATATGAGGTGTACTACAACCCGCGCGCCGTTGAAAACGCTGCGGCAGGTACAGCCCAAATCCTTGCGATTGGGCGCTCGACTCAAGTTGCGCGTTGCCCCTTTGTATTGGGCGATGCTGTGCCCCCGACTTACATCCCTCTGGCGGTAAATGATGACTTCCGCTCTGGTGCTGGCTTCTATGCGCGGAATTTTACTTCGGTGAATCCGCATCAGCCATCGAGCAAGGGTGTGGCCGTTATTAACGTCATCAACATGTTCTAACCGAAAGGGATATATGGCGCAGCTCAAGTTGGGCGCGCCTTCCCTGATCGGGGAGGCCGCTTTGAATGAAGGACTTTCCGCCTTAAAAGCGGATTCCCTGATTGTCTGGCTGCAAAACCAGACGCCAGATAAGCAAACGTTCGGTGGAATTCACTTGCCATACGACAGTGTCGTAAAGGTTGAATTTGGAAGCGCGATGCTCCTGCATAAGTGGTGCCGTAGCGCGAACCAGATCGGTCTTTTGCACGGTATGGAAGGGGCTTTTGTTGTTCATGATGAAGATCCAAACGCCGGGCAGGATCAACTGGACGAAGGCGAGAGAGAAGACTTTACGAATCAGCAAGAACAGCTGCCTGAAGATGAAGTTGAAGACCTCACGAACCAACAAAATTCGCTGACTGAAGAAGTCGGCGATGCCACGAAACAAAAAATCGAGCCGGATGCTACGACTACAGCCAAGGTAAACGGTCGAAAAGTAATCGTGACAAAGGGAAATGCAAATGGCAAGTAATCAAAAAAGCACGCAGAGCAGCGCGGACAGCGGAGCTCAGGTTTCGGTGGCGTTGGCTGCACCCGATATCGAGTTAGGAGGCGCGGACAGCGAAGCTCAGGTTTCGGAGAAGCTGGCTGCATTCGTTGCGGGCGCATCCTATCCGTTCGATATCGCTATCAGTAATAAGGCGGGGCTGCCTCTGGTTTTTCCATTTCTTCACGGCGAAATCATCAAAGCTGGTGATACCGGAAGCGCCCGCATCAATGAACCGTCGCAGATCGCTGAATTATTTTTCAGCGGGCACTCATTCGGCATGCTGCACGACACTGAAGTGATGATTTCCGTGTCGATGGTGCCAGCATTCACTGCATCCAAAGATACTGGGAGTAGCGCATGACCGCATTTACTCGCTCGCTCGGCAGTCAGTCCGGCGTCCAATTGAACGAAGTTATTGACGATAGTTCTAGCGGCTTGGCCGCCAGTAATATCGATCAAATTTTTGCGACAGTTGGTCGGTTTCAACGTGGTCGCATCGATAAGTCGTTCTATGTTGATCCAAGCACTTTGGCGGCAAAGCTAGGTCCGAACTCCTCAATTCAGATCAGCGCACTGAATGAGTGCTATACGCATGTTTACAACGCGTTGAATAACGGCGCTGTTCAAGGTGTAATTAGCCGCTTGGTGCCTGCGGCCGCAGTCAATAGCTACATGGTGTTCTCGCTCACAACTGCGCCGGTTCCGATTGGTAGTTGGACTGTATCTGCCGCTGTACCTGCGACTGCTTATGGCCTCCTGGTTCAACATTTGGAATGCCATAACGATGGCGTAACCATTCAACTTGGCGCGGTTCAGAATCTTGTCAGTGGCGTGGCCGCTGCCACCAATATGGTGCGACTGCAATTGATCGACAATCAGACTGGCCTTGTTTTGAGCGGCTATGACTTCACGGGCTCGCTGCTTCCATCGAGTGTTGATGAATACGGCGTATCGAATTACCTGCCCAATGTCGTGTCTGCCTTGACGGGATCGGTAGTGGTGCAGGTTGGTGCAAGTTTTACCACCGTTCCTGCGGGCACAGCATTTTACGGACTGGATGTGAATGGTAATCAGTTGTGGAATACAGCGAATTTGAACTATTTCACTGAAGGTGGAACGATCTATGCCAGCACTGACTATGCAAATGCATTGACGCGCCTACGATATTCCTCCAAACCATTTGGCTACCTGATGAGTGGCGGTTCGCAGAGCCCGGTTCTATTGTCGCAGATGATCGCGATGGGCGATGCCATCAACGTACAAACGGTGTGGGATGTTCCTGGCTCATTGTCTCCTGCTGCGGCAATTACATTCGTCAATAGCCTCTCGATCAGCACCCGCTATTCGCAGTGCTATTGGGCACCACTGACAAGTACAGACCCACTAAACGGTGGGAAATTCACTTGGGGAACAAGTTGCGACAACGTGGCGATGCGCTGCGCACGCAATGCTAGAACTGACGGCAATGGTCTCGCGCCGAAGAACTACCCGGTTGCGGGCTCGTCGTTCCCATTGTCACGTACCAGCATCACGCAGACCTATACGCCAACCGATCCAGAGATGAGCGCGTTGGCTGATGCTCGCATCAATCCGGTGATCTTCGTTCGCTACAACAGCAGTTCAAAGTACGTATTCTTTGACTCTCTGACAGGGGCAAATACCACTGGCGGCACAAAACTTATCAACGTCACTGAAATGGCGACGAGTGTTGATGACATGGTGACGTTGTATGCGCAGCAGTGCGTGCAGTTGCCTATGGCCACCGCAATCAAGCGAATGAGTAAGTTTCTGAAAGACTTATTCGCAGCTACAGATGCCGCTGATTGGACCACCGCCAGTAATTTCATCACTGGCAATTTGTCAAATACCTGGACGGTAGCGGCTAACGCCCAACGGCCGTTTGATCGCATGGACGTGAACTACTGGGTTCACTACGACGGCACTGCTCGCGCAATTTACGTTCAACAGACTGTATCTCGCTGATAAGGATTTAAGATATGTATAACGCACACCCAGCAGGGGCGTATTTCGACCAAATTAAAAAGGCTCAACGAGCCACAAACAGTCAGGGATTGTTAGACGACGCCAGTGGCAGAAAAACCGACCCAGGGGCAGATCCTTTGAGTGATCAACTTGCCGGAACCACTGGCGGCATTTCATCGGATCTGAATAAAGACAAAACTCCTGCCATCATCAGTGATGCGCAGAAAGACCCGGCACTTGACGATGCGGCCGGCGCTGTCGTTGATCCTGGTAGCGATGCCGCTGCCGACTACACTGATGCAGATCTAGACCTCAGTGTGGCCGGAGCAATGCATCAATGGGCTGAAACTGCGGATGACGATCTGGATGACGGCGAAAGTCTTGCTGATCGCTTGCAGGCTATGTTGATTGGTATCGCTGATCCAGACTTTAACGGAGACATCAACGAGGATGAATCCGATCTGATTGCGACAGCTATGGAATCTGCTGGCGATTATTTGGCGGACAAGGGCGTGTCGGAAGAAGACATTTCCGCGCTTCTGAACGATCTGGATGTGGATGCCGCAGCTCGCGTACAGGAGCTGCTTGCCAATAAACTGCCTAGCGATGCCGATGGAATCGCGGACGACATCGACAGTCATGCTTTTGATGATGACGACGATGACGAGGTTGACCCTGATGCCTTGCTTGATGCCACTATGGTCAACGCAATTCGTAATGGCAAGAAGGTGCGCATCAAAAAGCGTTTGTCCGGGCGCGTCCGTCTATCGGCAAAGCAAAAATTGGCCATTCGCAAGATGCAAAAGAAGTCGCATTCTGCGCGTGCCCAGATGCGTCGCCTGAAGTCGGATAAGGTGCGCTCACGTCTATTTGGGAAGAAGTAACCACTATGCCCGTCAATCCAATTGGTGTTGCCAGTGGCTTACTAGACACGCTTGGCGGAACCCCTCCCCAATGGGGGGGAATTTCTTCGCATCTACTTGGCCGCTTGACGGCATGGGATGTCGTTGCCAACAATGAAATGCAGAACAGCCCAGCTATCGTTTGCCCAGTAACTGATGTGAATTTAGAAATGTCCTTGAACTGGCAAAGTCCTTTTGAACAAAGTGGACCAGAAAGTAAAGCGCCAACGTTGATGGCGCTGCTGCAATCCGGGCAAATTGGCCCTATAGCTAACGCGCTTGGCGCACTTGCTGGCAACATTGGCATAGTTGAAAGCCTATCTAAAGACATCGCCAAGGTAGCTGTTGACCTAACCGGGAAAACCGGTATGACACGACTTAATTCGAGGCAAGTTTTTTCCGGGATGCCACCGGCAAAACTTTCGATGACGCTGCACTTTCGAGCCATTAGCGATCCTGATTCGGAGGTTATGCAACCATATGCGCAGCTTCTTAAATGGGCTCTGCCACAGAAGCTTGCAGCAGATAGTGTATTGGCCAATGCTATTGAAGCTGCTCCAAAGGGAGTTGCTGCAATGATGTCTCAAATGTTTCCTTCAGTTGCGCCCCAGTTAGTTTGTTTCAAATACGCGAATAATATGTACTCGCCGATGGTGATCGAGCATATCTCCAATTCTCTCGATGGTCATTTAGGAATAACTGGACTTCCGATCTATCGCTCTGTGCAAATATCACTATCTACGCTAACGGCTCTCGATGCGACCGATGTATCCAATATTTTGAGTAAAGGTTCTTTGCTATGACTATTTCCACCAATGCCTATCTGAAGTCGGCGTTTGATAATACGACTGCCCTGGGAGATAAGGCAGTGGCCTCGGATGCGACGTTTGAAATCGTCGGCTATGAGAGCATGTCGCTTTTGATCAAGTCGTTCCCGTGGCCAGTGCTGTCGCCAGGAGGCGAAATTGAAATTCCTATGCCGCTGGGCCAGGCGCGCTTTCAGCCGCAGCAGGTAAAGACGCATATGAGCGGTTCTGTCACTCTGATGGAAACTGTTGATGGCAAAGTGAATAATATGTTGCTATCTCTGTTGACGACAGGTGGTACCTTCGACGCCCATGTCTACGAGGGGACGCCAGACAACAATACCCGCGTGTGCCCGATCTATAGGTGCTTCCTTGTGATCGATCCAGCGGAGCGCGACTGGGAAAACCGCAGCTCACTTCTGAACCTCACTGGCCAGCTGCATTTCCACTATTTTGGCGACAATCAGTAATCAATCAGGCCCTGGGTAATTCCAGGGAATAGGAGCTAGTCTTGCTGTTGTCTGAAGTTATTGCCGACTACATGAGCAATTCGCCTGCCGGCGTGGTGATAGATGCGCCTACAGCGACGAAGTACCTTTTGCAAGCTTTGCGGTATTACTGCGGATACGCTGAGCTGGTTAATTTGCCGCCGCTACTGGCCGCGCCGCCCGCACCGTCACCTCATCCACCATTTCCTGTTGCTGATTCCAGTAGCAGGGATTTTTACATGTGGGTGCAGCAGGTCGGTAGTACGGCAATCAATTACTCAACGTCTCGCAGTCTTGGCTTGCCGGTAATTACTCCGGATTTCACTCTCGGAAATTCACCGGTTGATACGGGATACGTGATTACGACTGATGTTGATCTAACTCTCTCGGAGTTGGCATTAATCCGCCCGCTGTTTCTACTGTACGTTGAGCGCGAGAACGCCACACACTTGGAGGCATCGCGCGCGCTCGGACTGGAGGTGTACGGTCGATCTGTGGCAGAAGTCGATGGTGACATTAAACAGCTCGAAGAGGATATGCCTAAGCGAGCTTTTGTTGAGCCAATTTGGTCTGTCTAATGAGCTTATTCGACAACATAGCCAATTCGATTGGACAGCAATTATCCCCGGTTGTCAGCGCGGTAGGTGCTAACTTGTTAGCTGGTGCTATTGCTGATATCCCTAGTATTTCCAACGTGCTGAGTGGTCAAACGCCAATCAAGTTAATGGGTGGGGTATCCCTGGCGCGAGCAAAGCAGATCTTTAGTAAATCGGCGGCCACTGAGTACTCTCGCAAAAACCTGTTCTTTGTAAGTGTCGCCAACGTCACACCATTGAACCTACCTTTTGAGTCGATTGGTTCGCTAATTGGAGATGCTAAAGATCTAGCCGGCGGGTTTTCTGCTGGCAGCTTGTTCAGTACCGATACGTTGGCCAACGTGGCCAGCATGGCAGTACCATTTTTGAACTGGCAGAATTTTGATTTCAATCTGTTCGCCACAGAAGTTAGCTATTCGCCGGTTCAACTAAACCACACGACTCAGCATATCGGCGGGGCTGCCTTTAGTAACTTGGATGGCCGCGAGTTGGTGGAAATGCGGATCACCACCCTTGACGATGAAAGCGGTAGTTTGAAAAACTGGTTTCGTAAAAAGGCAGCCTTGATGGTAATGCCGGGAGGGATTGTGGGATTGCCGATCACATACCTGTTGCGGATCAGGGTGACTCACGGCTTCATTGAAGACGATGTGGCTGGTGCCAGCAGTGCGTATTACGATGAATTCGTCATGAAGCCAGTCAGTATCGAAACCGATCTGTCTCGCAGGGATGACGGGCTGCAAGAGCTGCATATGACATTCACCCAATTCGATAATTTCACACAACTGACTTGATCGGAAAGGCGGCCGTTTCTGGCTGCCCTTGACTCATACCATCTAGGCATCAATTCTCATGATGCCTATCGATGAAAACCTTCACTCCATTTCGCACCCGTCGTCTCAATGCTCAATTGCGTGAGATGAGTATTGGCGATGCTATTCGACTATGTAACTTACCGGCAGCCCAGCAAGAGGCCGGTACAACCGAAGCATTGAAGCTGATTGTTATTGCTGATCCTCAGCCAAGAACGGGGCAGATCGTTGACGTGAGGGCGTGGACAGTTCTGGAGCGCGCCATGGTGATGGCACATTACCTGGCCAACATCGATGATGATCCGAATTTCTCCGTTGGTGACCTAAACTTCAGTGACTACATTCGCCAAGGGGCTGACTATGCGAAAGATAGCGTTCACGTTTGCGACTTAGCTGGCGACACTTGGAATATGCGCCCGTTGCTCGGCGCGGATGCTGAGGCCATTGAGCGGTTAATGCTTGGGGATCGTATCAAGCTGAAGGGGCGCAACGGATGGCGAGTTGGTGCGATGGCTGCGACATTGTCGCGACCCAGTGAAAGCGTGCCCTCACCGTTGCTGGTGAGTGATTCTGAGTTTGACGACTGGATGGAGGCACGCCTCGCCATATTCATGGCATTTCCTGATCGCATCTTTATCTCATTGCTTTTCAACTTCCTCGACACACTTCCTCAGTTGGATCATCTGCTTTCGTTGACGTTTAGCGATGAGGGAATCGTGTTCTTATCGACCAAGTTGGAAGGAGGGCCGGACTTACCGCCGGCCCGATTTCCCTTTGCTTCCCTTATTTCCGAGGGCGCGGCAGCAGTATTCGGAAAGGCTCAATGAGCTAGCTGTTGAGGCCTCCATATACTGCAATCAAAGTTACGAAGCGGCATTAAAAATGACGCCTTCCAGTGTCTCCGACTACTTCAATTCCAAGGCATTTACTGATTGGAAAAAAGGAAAGGATGCTGAAACTAAATTGCAGGTTGCTGTTATCGAACGCTTGGATGGCGTTATTAAGTCGTTACATGCAATCGGAAAATCGCGACGATGAACGTGGAAAAGGAAATGGTCAAGATGGAAAAAAATGATATCGAGCTGGTAGTTTTCGATGAGGGAATAGCGCAAGAGCATGCGTTCAAATCCACTCTCCATGAAAGCGTCTTTTACCCGAATCATCCATCGCCGCGTACAGAATCATCGACGTTTCGGCATATGAAGAAGGATGAAAAGTCGCATGAGACGCGGTGCTGCATTAGCGGTCAACTGACTGACATCGAGTATCACCATATCTTTTGCGAATGGGCATGGTCAGATGGTGTTGACTGGCATGTGGTCCATGGCATTGCCCTCGGTCTGATCACGCACTTGCCTGTACTTGACTTGGTCACAGATCAACCGACCGATGAACTTTATCCAGTCGAGCAGTCTTTAATCTGGATGATTATTCAGATCTCAAAAGCAAGAGGATTCGACTGGGTGAAATTTGACCCCGAAAATCCAGAAACCTTTGTAGATAGCTGGCCGAACATGTTGCCACTGAATAAAAAGTTTCATCGCGGTCCCCAGCATGGGGCTCACGAAAACTCTGCTCCCGTTTGGGGATTTCAAGCGTTCCCACGCAAAAAAGGTTTTGTGTATTCGCCAGATGAGTTGGAAGCATTGCATGGGAAGGTGGCCGCGTAATGGATCGTATTGACGAAAAAATCATTGTAATGACGGAGCAACAGTTTCGCGAATTCACCATCGCTCAATTTCAAGAGGGGCGTGACGAGTTTCTTAAGCTGCATGAGGCCCTGGCTGCGAATACCGAACTGACGAAGGCAAACATCGCATCAACAGCAGAGTTGGTCACCATCTTCAGTGGCGCTAAGACTGGAGCTGCAGCGTTCTCTTGGCTCGGTAGGAATGTGAGGAAGTTGGTGACATTTATTTATCCATTTGTCCTGCTTGGTGGCGCTATTTGGGCCATCTTTCATGGGAAGCCACCGAAGTGGGGGGAGTGATGCTTACGCCAGCACAGATTGCTACCGCCACAGGAGCCAAGTTGGCGGACTCCACTAAATGGGCTGATGCGTTGACTGATGCAATGCTTGATTTTGATATAAATACGCCTGCACGACAGGCAGCATTCTTGGCTCAGATTGGCCATGAAAGTGCAGGGCTTTCCGCTGTTGTGGAAAATTTGAATTACAGCGCCGCCGGACTGTTGGATAACTTTGGGAAGCGGTTTACGGCAGAAACCGCGCAGCAATATGCCAGAAAACCTGAGCAAATCGCAAACCACGTCTATGCGCTGCGCAACGGGAATGGCCCAGAGTCGTCAGGTGACGGATGGAATTATCGTGGCAGGGGGCCGATCCAGCTCACCGGACTGCTGAATTATGCCAATGCGCGAGATCGGCTACGCAAGCTGCATGGTACAGATGTTCCGGACTTTGCTGCGCATCCGGAAGCTGTTGAGTTGCCGGAGTGGGGCGCGGCGTGTGCGGCCATGTTCTGGCAAACGAATGGCTGCAATGCACTGGCTGATCTCGGCAATATTGATGCGATCACGCGAGCAATCAACGGACCGGCGATGGCCGGTAAGGATGAGCGTCGTGCACTTTGGGTAAAAGCGAAAACCGTTTTGGGAGTCAAATAATGCTTAAGAAATTGTTCGAATTGATCACTGGCGATGACGGCGTCACATTGGAGCCAGCCTATTTCTGGTCAGCTCTGGCCGTGATGATTGGCTTTGGCTTGGAAATCTACAGTGTTGCCGCCGGCAAGACGTTTGACATGCAAGCCTATGGCATCGGCGCGGCAGCGCTGCTGACGGGACTGGGCCTATCTGCCAAATTCGGGAAATAGGGGCTCGCGATGATTTCGTTAATCTTGAAATTAATATCCGGGCACTGGGCGCTGCTTGGTGGTGGCGCAACGGTGTTGGCGGTCGGTATTGCTGTACTGGTGGCGCTCGGCCCTGCCGCTGTGCTGGGCATGTTCAAGCTTGTGCCAAGTTGGTGTTGGGAAGTTTTGATCTGCTCGGCACTGATCTTGGTATTCGGACTGCATGAGCGAAGTCTTGGCGCAAGTTCAGTGCAAGCCAAGTGGGACAAAGAAACTGCGGCGCGCATTGAGGCGGACGATGCTGCAATTGACTTGCGCCGTGAAGACAACCGCGCTACGGCTGCCAAACAATCGATTAATTCAATTAATATCCAGAAGGTTCATGATGAAGAAATTGCCAAAGTCCATGCTGATATTGCTTCTGCTCAGCTCCTGCGCGTCGGCTCCGCAATCTGTGGTGGCATTGCCAGATCGGCCAACACCGGTAGCTCCAGCGGCGGCAATGGCACCGATCCCGGAAGCCGGTTGGTTCGTGAAGACATTGGACGAGATATTGACGCGCTCAAACTGAAAACAGAAGAGGCGCTTGCCACCGGCCGTGCGGCGCAGGCGTTCATTCAAAATAATGGGATGGCACCAGGGCATTGATTTAGTGGTAAGTAGAAATAGATCCTTTATGAAGGAGGGTAGTCAGGTATGTCTGTAAGGGACTCGCCAACCCGGAGATAATTGGTAGGAAAAAATAAAATCATTATCAAATTTAATAGAGAAAATATGACAACTGCATACACAATTGCCAATCCGGTACCGATGACGGCATTGCCGACCACTAACGGCGTCGTGCAACAATTTCTGGTTTCCAGTACCAATACAGGTGCATCAACCTTTGCGCCAGATGGTCTCGCTGCTGCCCCTATTTTTGGCCTTGGCGGCCAACAAATGCAAGGAGGCGAAATTGTCAGCAATGGAGTCGCGACATTGGTTTCGTATGTCGGCTCGCTACTCAATTCCGGCGCGCTGTGCTGGGTCTTGATTGATTGCGCTGGTGGAGCTCAGCAGGTTGGCGCTGCCACGCAGAGCAACCAAGCGATGCAACTGGGACAGGCAACTGCGCAATTTGCGCCAATCGCCAGTGCTGTCTTGCCTGGTACTGTGGTCGATTGGGCATCCAATACCGTACCCGCCGGTTATCTCGCTTGTCCTACTACGCAAACGAATGTCTCCCGGACGACTTATGCAGCGTTATTCGCGGCGATTGGCACAACCTGGGGCGCGGGGGATGGCAGCACCACTTTTGGCCTTCCCTGGTTCGCTGTGGATTACGCAACCTTGCAATCGAATGGTTCGAATGTCGGTACGGCGTCGGTCGGCCAGGTGATCTCGCACGCCCACAACTGGGGACAGAATTTGTACAGCGCGACGGCACCAGGAGCGGGTATGCCGGCCGGAGGTAGTGGTGACTGGGGGACGACAGCAACCGGCGGTGCGGCCAATCTGGCCGCTGGCGTGCGCATGCGGAAAATCATCAAGTATTGATCGTCATCTGCTTAAGAGCCCCTTCGGGGGCTTTTTCATGCGCATCGGACATGGCTGTAGTCCGAAATTCACAAAATTTCGAAAGTCAATAATATGAAAAAGTTCTCTTCGCAATTCTCGTAAGATCTGTGCTGCTCGCCAGCTGCGCAATCTGCGAGGGCACTGCCAGATCAGTTGAAGCCGGTAGCTCCAGCGGCGGCAATGCTGCCGATACCGGAGACCGGGTACTTTCAGCAGAAATGGACGGCGCTATTAAGTCGCTGATTCAGAAAATGGAAGATGCTGCCGCTGGAGCGGGCAGATGGGCTGCTCGAATTGAAAATATCACGCCGCACTATACGACGGACTGGGGGCAATTGCCGGTGGCAAGCTGAAGTTGGTCGAGCGCAAGCGTGAATAGCCAAATTTCCAGTGTGCTAGCTATATTTTCAAGGCGGATCAGGCCTTCATTTAAGAAAATTAAACGAATCTGGGGCATTAATTTTCTGACATTTGAGTCGTTACCACATCAAATTTAGAGCCCGTTTACGCCGGTTTTTGTATAGCCAAGACAATCGTGTGCTGCACATGATGGCATCAGAAGCCAGAAAGGATTGAATCTAAAAGCAGAACAAATAATTCACATTTTATGGTCGTTCGAAACGGAAGATTTGTTACCTCGGGGATGCAGACGTGCCGTTGGTAGACTTTGCATCCACCTTTGCCGCTGGAGTTGAGGGTGGAGTATCGGACGCACCAACTGTCGATGAGGATGAAGTTGGGGCTTTTATTGAAATATAATCAGATAGGCCCTTGCCAGCTAACAATAATAGCCCGAAAATTACCCCAACTGTGGCGCAGGCACCAAGAATATAGGCCCTCCAGCGGACCAATTCGTCAACTTTTGCCTTGGTGCTGTCTACGGTTTTTGTCAACTGATCTACGGCGACCTTTATGGACGTGACAGATGCATTGACTTGACCAATGGCTCGTTCAAGATTGACATTTACGTCGCCGATGGACTTCTGCATCTCCATAACACTCTGGACGAAATTGTATTCCGGATGCCCATAACCAATCCTCGATGGAGTCGATTGGGGAAGAGATGCTGGGGCCGAATCCTCTTGAGGTGACGCGGCAGCAGTATTTTTCGATGACTTGGGGCTCATTTGTCGAACCGTGTCTTAATCCATTCCCACATATCGGTAGGGCCACGTCCATAATATGTTGTGACTGCTAGGACCATGGCTGACTTTACTGCTGCAGGCTGATCTTCTTGTTGCCCTGTGATGCCTAGAAAATTCGATAATTCAACAGCTGTGCCAGGATATTTAATAAGCCAACCGCGACCATTTTGAATGCGGTAACGATCATGCTCATCGAAATTGCCTGTGACGGCAGTTTCGAGCTCGCTATCGTTTGCCACTAAGGATGTTGCATAGAATATCGTCATAATGAATGAAGTTTAACCTAAAACATGTATCAGTATCGGTGAGGTCAATAATAGATAAAGTAGGAATGCCCCTCTTTTTCTGACTATTTTCCAGTCACCATCCCTGTTGTATATAAAAATACAGGATCTGATCGTTAGTCCCGTAGCCTCAGGGATGTCAATCAGGAATACTCAGTTCCATTCTTGCAGAGG